CATTAGCAAAGGGAACAATTTCAAAAACTGTTCCAGAAACAATACTAAGCGAATTAGTTGCGTAAGTGGCATTGTAGCCACCTACAGTTGTTCCGTTAATTCTAACAACATCAGTTGAAGCCAGATTGTGTGCTGTCGTAGTAGTGACACGTAAACGATACGTGCCTAATTCTGCACTTATTAAAGTGCCTTGAGTGACGGAAACAATAGAAGGACCATCAACAAAAAACAATTCTTTTAAATCCCAAAGAAATACAGCGCCAGCATCCCCAGGATCAACAGATTGGCGTCCCACATCATAAGTAAGATCACGATCCGAATAACCTAACGAAATGTTACGAGCTAAAACTTCAGTTTGATTTGATGTAAGGCCAAGTTTTAAATGGCCTGTAGAAGTAAGTTTTACAATATTCCAAGTGTCCAGCACTGTATTAGTACCAAACGTAGCTTTGATTTGAGCTAACAACGTGGAATTGGTAAAATTACGTGGTGTACCCAACGGTTTTTCAAATACAAGAAATAGCTCGTCAAAGCTATCACCTTCACGCGCTATAACATTGATGCTTTCCATTAATTACCTCCAGCAAGGCGATCTAATTCTGCGATAGCTTCAGTGCGAAATACAGAAGAAGATCGCACTGGATTTTTTAAACCATCAACGCGGGAAAGCAATTGTTGGTTTTCAAGCTTTAGTCTATCAATTTCATTGTGCAGAGAGCCGAAATGTAAAGCTAAAGACAATCTATCTTCAAATTGTTCTTTAAAAGATAAAGCTTCTTGTTCAGCTAAAATACGCTGTTCTTTTTCTGCTGCAAGTCGAATTTGCCATTCTTCATTACTAACTTCCACTAAACGTTCAACCACTTCAGTGATGGGAGGCAATGGAGGCATCGGTCGCTTGGCACTTTGCAGTTGCCCCTTCAAGCTAGCTAGCTGCCCAGTTAGAGCTGCTGTCTGAGCTTCCATGGAAGAAAGGCGGCGCATTAGAGCTTGGCGCTCTTCCTCGACCCCTGAGAGCGCAATACGCAATTGTTCGCCTTCGCTTTTTAAAATTTCAATTTCAACTAAATTGCCTTTTGCGCCATCGCCTCGTGCTATTGGATTTCTTTTATAGACTCGCAATTCATCTAAGCTGATTTCATCTATTGCTGGTACTTTCCATCGTTCTGGAAATGATAACTTGCGAGTATCTCCAGTATTGCGCCAATCCACTTCGTAAACAATACTGCCAGGTGTTGGCGGTAAATCAATATCTACTTCTCCTTCCTTCACCCGAAATGCAATTTCTTTATCTGGTCCGCCAATGAAAGGACTATTAGTGCGAACATAAAGCCTTCCATTTAATAATCCATCGATGCCTTCTAACTTGCCAATAATACGTGTCATACAGCCACCTCTCGGTAAGTAATTAACACTTGGTAATTAATGCCGCTGCTTACAACTGTACGTAAACCTTCTCCAGCAGTTGTTTCAATTACGCCTAACGTATGGCCAAAAATAAGTTGCCCAGAAGAAACGATGGGGAAAGCAGGGGTAAGGGTAATACCAGATGCACCACTAAGGAATTGCACCGTACCACCACTTGTAGCTGTTACCACTGCATTAAGCACTCGTAGCTTAGTTGAGGCAACACCAGAAATCACCACCACTCCACTTGTGGTTGCCACTTGAGCGCTTTTAATGGCAGAAGGAAGCAAGTCATGTTGCAAGATATATGGAGTTGCAAGAGTGCCGTCTCCAGCCGCCTGCACATAAGCAGAATTGCCGCCAGCATCAAGACCAAAGAGAGCCATAGTTAAAACAGCAAAAATAAAAGACGTTGATTTTGAACTGAACGTCCATCAGGCAATGTAACCATGTTACTGGTCGTAAAGTCAAAGCGCAACGAGGACGCAATTACTTTAATGCTATACGCCCATACAGAACGTTCCCTGTTAATTCCAATTGTAGCAATACGAATTTGATATGATGAAAAAATATCGAATTCTTCTGTTGGAATACTAATGTAATTTTTTGTGGTTTCACCTAAATCCACCCATCGATCTTCTTCTTCTTTATACATCTCCACCTCAAAAGAGCGGAAGAATGGATGGACGTAAGGTGCATTCCAGCACACCAGCGGATTGATTGCATTTAAGACTGAATAGCCGCTATACAATGGTTGTTTCCAAGTAACATCAACAGAGGCCATAATTAACGCACCTGTAATTGAATGGAACCAGCAGACACTGCTGGCACAATATTGAATTTTGGTACAGATGTACGTTGCTCGTCAATACGAGCAGCCGAATCTGCAATTGCAAATTTTTCGGCATAATAAGAAACAGCAAAAATTGATACGATACCATCATCTTCCGCTAGAGCTGTCACCCTATAAGATCGTGGATTAGCAATGCTTTCTCTCAATATCCAAGGAGTCGGGGCGACAAGCACTGGAAGCGATGGTGTGACAGATAACACTGAATGCTCTCCTGCTGCATTTGTTACACTGCGTTCAATACTATTACCGTTGCCATCGTTTAAAATGATTTGATAGCTAATATTTGGGCTCAAAACAACAGGACGATCTAATGTTATCGTATCTAAAGTTAATGATGGTGCAATACCAGCAGCAATACCAGTATTACGACTAGGATCTGCCACATGAATAATTTCACCTGGCAAAACAAAGAATCCTTCGGCGCCAATTTTAAAAGTTACAGTTTCAGTTTCATATAAATCGCTTAGTAAAGTCCATTTTCCAAGACGCTGTGCTTGTCCTTGCGAAGTACAACCAAAACCTCTGATATCTACTTCTCTGTAACCATAACGCTCAATGCCATCGCGATCTTCACAATATTCAATTTTCACTTTATAGCGATCACCTGGATCATTCCATGATACAAGCGCTACTGTTTTCCTTGCTTTCCGAGCGGTGCCTTCGTAAGCAAATGGTGGGCTAGTGACAGTACCACTATCGTCCACTTCATTAATTACATTGCTTGGAGAAAATAATTGGGTTACTGATTTTGCTTTATCTTGAGTTACAATAATTTGTCCTTGAGCATAATATAACATGCCACGAAATGCTGCTGCTAAAGAATTTAACACTTCAAAAGCTTCTGCTCTATTATTTATGTAACCATTAAATGTAAATCGTTTTTCTGTGCCACCGCGCCCATTTGGCACCATCTCATCGCAATATTTAGCAATGGGAAGTAAGCCATATATATCAATATCTGCTTGTTCAATAAATAAACCAGCGCCATATCTTGTATTGGTCAATAAGTCGTAAAATACCCACACTGGATTATTGTTGTATTCTACTTTAAACGTACCATTCCATACTCCTGAATAAGAATTAGAAGCACTACTGTAGTTAGTTGGCACTCGAATTTTTAGTCCCCGCAATAAAGCCGAAACAGTAGGAACAGTTTGAAAATTTTCTGCTGATACTTTTATTCCTGCCATTGCTGTATTTGGGTAACGTAACGTTTGATTTACAATACCCACAATGGCGCGAAAAAAGAAATCATTATTTAATCGCGCACTAGTTGAATCGGGGGAAAGTTTACTTACAGCAACACTCCAAGGGCCTGTTCCACTTAAGCCAAATGAATGCTCCTGATCGTAAGCACCACGAGTTTTGCCAAAAACTGCTAATGCTGCATTCTGAACCTGGCTGCCTAAGCTATCCGTGATTGTTACTAAGAAAAATACAAAGCTACCTTTGACATCTCCTCTTTCTGTCACTTCAAATAATGAAGATACACCTACTCTGACTGTAATTTGACTTAATAATGAGCTGGTGGTTGTTGCAATAATTGGTCCTCCAGTGTTTTTGACTTGCAGTCCTACCGATTGTTCAATTCTTATATCATCAAAACCTGGCAATGATTGTTGATTTTGAGTGCCATTATTAAAAACAGAGGTTACACCTGCAAATCTATTTAATGGTGTGTCATCTAAAAAAATTGCACTGCTAGGATCACCAACGAAACCTGCTATTTCACCTTCTGCAAATACAGCCAAGATGCTAGCTGAAGATTTGCTTCTTAAAGTATCCGGGTCTTCTCTTGGTACATAAGGTTTTTTGCCGCCACCGCCACCACCACCGCTGCCAACAACTGCAACGCTATCTAATATGTTTTCAAATGAAGAAGATTCTAAGGTCATTACACAAAAGCCGCTTCAGTGCTAATGGCAGAACTTACAATAAGAGGAGAAGTAGCTAGAAATTCTCCGTATAACAATGGGATTGGCATTCCTTGCGTCGTAAGTTCTGCAGCGCGATCAAATAAATAACTGCTTTGAGTTTCGTTATCTTTTGGTTTTTTAGGCGTTGGAGTGAGTAGATCTGCAACGCCGCCAAATACTAATGCAGCACCAAGGCTAAATAAAATACTACCCACGCTCATTCCCGCTGTTGTGCCAAATGTACCAATCATTGCGGTGCCAATACCTGGCACAAAAGCTAATCCAATTAATGCTACTCCTATAAGAATCTTCCCTAATGTTGAGCCTCCTGAACCGCCAGCACCAGTAATAACTGGAGCAATAACTAAATCATCGCAAGACATCATGCATTCGTTGTAGTCAATGCCTTCAGGAGTGGTAGTGACAAGTTTAAAAAAGATTCCATTTGTATGTGCATTAGCCAGATACTCTTTAAAACCATCCAACTGATTTGAAAGTGCTGAAATAATTTCTTTAGGATTTAATGCCATAAATTCATAGGATCGCCCAAATCTACGTCCAAGCTCTCCAAGCAACTTTACTTTCACGCAACGTCGTTCTGTTTTGCTCATAATAAATCCTTATGCCTTAGTATTTTTGTTGTAATTTTAGCCCAATAACCACCATAGACTGATCGTTCTGAACGCCTTCCTGATAAATGATGATAAAAAGACCAACCATCTCCTGTTAATACACCTACGTGATTAGGTGATGGCGCTCCTAATTGCATTAATAAAAAATCGCCTTTTTGGCTTGGCTTGTCAATTTCAATAAAACCTTGCTTAGCGTAATTTCGTTCAAACATTCGCCATTCATCGCTTTCCCATTCAAGCTCTTCCCCTCGTGTGAAATCATCAAGCTTAATATTAAATTCTCGAATATAAAAATCTCGTAAAATAGCATAACAATCATGGATACCATAAACCCATTGTCGACCCTCGTAAGGTGCATCACCGCATGGATTGGCATAGAAAAAATTATTAGTTTTATTATGAAAAAGAATCCAAGGAATATTAATTTCTTTACATGCTTCTACATCGCATACCGAGAATCCATCTAGGCCATCGGGATGCGAGTGGTACACAGCTTCTATCTTCCCTGTAGTTTCGGCATTAGCGTAATCATTAGCTGAAATAGCAAAATTTGACAATGGCGAAGGGTGCGAATTATGGCATTTAATAATATTGCCATTTACAACAAAACCACAAGCTTCTTCCGGCCACACTTCTTTTGCATGATTAACAATTGCTTGCTTGATATTCAATGGGATGTCAGTCATCGTGATAAATTAGCTCCAGGAAAAGCGCCAAAAGGTAAATTTGTACCAAATCGCAAGCGGCAACTATTTAAGCGCTTACCACATACGTCTTGGTCAAAAACAGTACTACCAGATGGTAATGCAGCAAGTGCAGCATTGTATGCCGATTGAGCACTTGCAAGACTGCTATTTGCAGTAGCAAGATCTACGGTCAATCCTGATACAGCAGTTTGAGACTCAGCGCAAATTGTGCCTGAAAAATCAATTACATCAATACCAAAAATTCCTTTTATTGATTCTTTTCGCTGCGGGCCTCGGCGGTAACCAACTCCTGAAGTCACAAGGGAAACAGTTTGACCACTGATAATGGCGAAGAGTGGTAAATTATTCTTGTTACCCCCAGGGATATCAGGATCCACAATAGGAAAAGCATATGAAACAGGAAAGCTTTCAGAATAGTACGATTCGGTATTCACTAATGGCGGATTAGGATTACCAGATGTCGCAACTCCAGATGCAAATAAATCTATTTGATATACAGGACCAAATATATTATCGTCTTGCGTAAGCACCTCACTTATCATTTGATCAGTTGACAATGGACTTCCTGGCCGATGCGTTCTGGAGGAACTAGTTACATCAACAACATTGCCTTCTGCGATGCCAAATAATGGTTGGCCGCTAACAACAATAGAAAAACTATGAGGTGGTATTAAGCTTGAAAAACCGATAAGACTTGGAAGATTAGCGGCATCACAGTTAGAAAGCACTTGCCCTTTTGCTAAATTTAATGATGATTGAACTTGTCTTTGCCTAGTGCTAGCAGCTTGTAATGTATTGCTAGCATTGATAAAATTTTGAGATCCTCCTGAACCATCGCCAGTAATTGCTCGATCTCGATCATCAGCAATGGGTGGGCCTACATAACTACATTCGCTGCTTCTGTATTTCCATAAACAATAATTCTGCGTGATAACACGACGCGGTAGTTGCAAGCCTTCCAGGTCAATTTTGTTAGATAATTGCCAAGTAATAGATAGGCTCGTTTCGCTGGTTTTGCGTTCAATGTAATAAATATCTAAAGGGAATTCTTCGCCAGGGTTAGGAGAAATGCCATTATCTAAATATTTGCTTAATGTTCTTCTTCTAATAATCTTGCCTCCTATCAAGTCGTCAAAAGCGCTAGTAATGGGTGCTAACGTACCAAGAACATTAGCAACTGTAAATTCAGGCTGAGGAATTGTTCCTCTAGTTGTAGTTTCAAATCCTGTTGCAGTAATTGGAAATGGTTCGTAAGTTTGTCCTTTCCATATGATTTTTGTGCCATCAGGAAAAATATCGCTGGTAAAATAAAATTTATCGTTTGCATTGTTTGTGATTACAGAAATATCAAGCTCAAATAATTCCACAATGGCATCATGCCAACTACTTCGGACATCTTGTTTAATTGTCATGATTATGCCCTAAAGTCATAGTGACGTTTAACTGCAAAAGAAATGATATTTGAATTAACACCAATACATTGCCAACTCCATTCATTAGGATCTAAGCGATATTTATAAATCGCATCATCTTGCTTGAATTGCGAATAAAAGAAATCACCTTGCAAGTCAGATAAATCTTCATCTAATGCAGATGCTTGTGCATCAGTAATAGGTACGGTTTGTATTTCGTATTGGCGAATGTCACTATTAAGACCATCAGGCACTACTTGCTCATAACCATCGCCAAAACTAACACGTCGCAATCTCGTACCACGACGTGCTGTTAAGCCGTATTGAACATTAATTGTAAAAGTGGGTTGGGCCATGGTAAAAAAAATTAACGAGAGCCGTAGATAAGGCCGCCAGGACGACTTTCTTTTAGGATAACCTGCCGAACGGCTCCTTCAATTTCGCGACCAAGTTGATTGCCTTGATTGCCAGTCACTTGATTGTCGGCTTGTCCATTTTTAACGTTAACAACAATGTTAGTGTTAATAGGAGCTGTTGCACCTTCTGTGCCACCAGCAAGCTGCACAGGAACGCTTTTACCGTCGGGCAGTGGAATGATAGCTTCGTTATAACGACCTTCGCCTACGAGGCCCAGCGTAGGGCCTGCGACCATTCCGCCATTAGCAAATGCAGTGAAGCCGCCAAAAGCAATGCCTCCGTTAGCGTAACCTGGCCCCAGTTTTGGAGCTGGAAATTCTTCGGCTGGAGCTCCGGGGAGTTTGGGGCCAAACATGCTAAAGATGCTTTGTAGTCCCTGAACAATTTGCATTTTGGCAGCATCTGCAATCATTCTTAAAACCATATCTAAAAAGTAATCTCCAATACTTCGGAAAAACGAAGCAAATCCTTGCTGCAATGTATCTAATGCTTGTTGATTGGTCATGGTTTGATTAACCATTCCTTTAAACACTGAAGAAAAAGAAGTCCCTAGTGATAATATTGAAGTTTCTATTGCTTGAACTGCTTCGCGTTTAACTCTTAATGCATCAGTTGCTCGCGCCATCTCTTCTGCTTCTTTAGGGCTGACAGCAGACATTAATTGTTGTTGATAAACTGTTGCGGCTTCCCCCGTAAATCCAGCTTTAAGTCCAGCACCTTCAAAAGAAGCTTGCCTTCTTAATGTTGCGCTCGTCTCTGCTGCGGTGTTGTCTCTAGCTTTCTGTTGCTCTACTGCTGTTGCTGCTGTGTTTTCATCTATTTTGTCCCTTCTTCTAGATAATTGGTTTTTAAAGAAATCAATATCTTTTAGAAAAAGTCCTGATTTTAAAATTTTATTAAGTAATCCCTGTGCTTGATTTTTTTCTAATTTATTGTTACGGGCAAGAGCTGCTTCTTCCTCAGCTAAAACGGGCAAGACGCCCCGTCGAATTAGTCTTAATCTTTCCTCAGTTAATTCATTTGCTGTTTTAAGTTGCGTTAAATTATCGCTTGATTTGCTGGTTATATCATTTGTTTCGCTTGTAATTTCATTTAAAAGAGTTTTTTGTTTATTTAGCTTATTGTTTGCATCATCCGTTTCTTTGCCCATGTTCTTTAATGGCACCTGTGCTCTTTCTACTTTTGCATCTAAGTCTGTGGTGGACACCGTGGTAGGAACTGCTGTCGATGATTGAGCAGTTGCAGGGTTTGTAATATTTGTTTGACTTAATAGTGTTTCTATACTCTTGGTGGCTGCAAAGTATTTCTTGAGTGAAAGGAATAATGCAGAATTAGCATTGTTGTTTGTTCCTCTTAGTGCCGCATCGAGCACCTCCTGCTCGCTGCCCACCGTCCCTTGTATTGAATATCCTTTTTCATACTTCTGAATTCCGCCTGCAACCATAGTCGTAATGCTTTGTTGCGCGACAGCTTGATTGATATATGCATTTATTAATTTACCAGCCGCTGCTAAACTTTTTGCGCCACTGTTGCTTCCTTCTTGAATTAATTTAGCAACACTTTTTGCATAATTTTTTTGAATTTCTCCAATATTTATAGCATACCGTTGATTTGCTTTATTAATTGCATCGGCATTAATGCGTTTGAAATTTTCTAAATCTTGAGATAATGCAATCTGACGATCTTGTGCTGCTTGTTCTATGCTTATTTTTTCTTCAGTATAATTTCTAAGTATTTCTGCACCTTTTCTTTCTGCGGCAATTACCTTTGGATCTTCACCTGTTAAAGCAGCATTGGCTTCTCTATCTAAAAACCCAGCTTCTTCCTGCGCTGATGCCAAATCTCGACGGACTTTTCCTAAATTTCGTTCTGCTTGTAAACGTTGATCTTGATATTTCTTTTCTAAATCTTGAACTTGTTTAATTGCATCTTGCCTAATATCAGAAATATCTTTTTCATGTTGTTCTCGCGCTTGAATTAATGATTCTTCGCGACGTTCAATAATATCAAGAAAAGTTGATGCTCGTTTTTTTTGTTCTTCAGTTAGTGGTGCTTCTGGAGTTCCGCCTTCTTTGCGTTGGTTAGTTAACTTTTGCATCTTGCGAACCTCTTCCAATGCTTTTGCAAACGTATTTACTTGGTCAGTCGCAGTCCTGTATCCCGAATTTATTTCTTTTGTAAACCCCAGCCCCACTTTATCCAGAACTGCTCCCACGTTTCTTTGATTTTCCGTGGCATTTAGTAAATTATTTTCTAGATTTCCTGGCCCAGCAGCTCCTTCGCTCAGAGCTTTTGCCACGTAGAAATCACTGCCAGGCTTGACAAGGTTAAATTCTATTGCTTTTGCAATCATTTTATCAAGCAACTTGATCACTTCGGTTCCAAAATCTTGGAATGCTGCTCCAGTTGGTTGGAATGCTTGTCCTATGGTAATTTGAAGTTTTTCAAACTGTTTGCTCATTCTTGCGCCAGCATATTCAGTGCTTGCTTCCATTTCTTTTACAAAAGCAGCTCCTTCTTTTGATTTCCCTTTAAGGAATACAATAAATTGCTCTATGCTTGTTGTTCCCGCTTCAAAAGCTTTGTCAAGTTCTTGTACCGACATTCCTGCTGATTTAGCAAATTCCACCACAGCGCCAGGTAATCTTTCTGCAAGTTGACCTCTAAGTTCTTCTGCTGTAAGTTTTCCTTTGCTAAATACTTGTACAACTGCTCTCATCGCGCCATCAACATCATCCATGCTGCCGCCAGCTTTTAACACTGCAACTGCAGTTCCTTCAAACATTTGCCCTGTTGTTTTTGTATCTATACCAAGAGCAACAGTACTAGCTCTTAATTGCGTAAATTTACGATATACATCTTCCAATGGAATTAAAAGGCTATTAGAAATTCTTTCAACTTCTTGATTTGCTGCCGCGAAATCACCAAAATCATTAGAAGCG